TTACCTGGATCGTGGTGGCCGTTATCGCCCTTGTAGCGGGCATTATGGCCCTCTGCAACTGGATCGCCAAGACCACGGGCGTGGCGCAGACCGGGTTTGGGGTGCTGACCGGCGGCATCAATGTGGTGATCCAGGCCGTGGTCAACGCGGGCCTGGTGGTGGCGAATATCGCCCTGGGCATCTGGAACGCCCTGGGGGCGGTCTGCTCCAATATCGGCACCGCGTTTCATAACGTGATCGCCAACGTGCAGAGCTGGTTCTACGGCCTGCTTGCCACCGCCCTGCGGGTGGTGGAGGGCATTTGCGCCGCTCTGAACAAGCTCCCCTTCGTGGAGTTCGACTATTCCGGCATCACCAGCAAGGCCGACGAGTATGCCGCCAAATCCGCCGAGGCCGCCAACAGCAAGGAGGAATACACCAGCGTGGCCGACGCCTTCAGCGAGGGCTTCGGGACCTTTGACGCCTACTCCGAGGGCTGGGCCTCTGACGCTTTCCAGGCCGGGGCGGCTTGGGGGGATGGCGTGGCCGACACGGTGGGCGGGATGTTCGACGGCCTGGGCTACGAGCCGGGAACCATTGAGGACTTCGCCAACCAGGGCTTCGACAGCTTCGCTATGGACGGCCTGGGCAACGACGTGGGAGAGATTGCGGACAACACCGGCGGCATGGCCCACGCCCTGGACGTGAGCGGCGAGGAGCTGAAATACCTCCGGGATATTGCCGAGCGTGACGCCATCAACCGCTTTACCACGGCGGAGGTCAAAATCGACATGACCGGCATGACCAACAAGATCGAAAACAGCAACGACCTGGACGGTGTCATTCGGGAGCTGACCGACGGCTTCTCCGAGGCGCTGGTCACGGCAGCCGAGGGGGTGCATGAATGAGTTATTCCTGCTATCTGGGCGGCATGGAGGTCCCCACCCCGGCCAAGCTGACCGTCAAGGTCAAGGGGAAAAACAAGACCCTGATACTGCTCAACGAGGGGGAGATCAATTTCCTGCGCTCCCCCGGCCTGACGGAGATCACGGTGCCGCTGCTGCTCCCCATGCTGGGCGGCAGCCGGTCCCCGTCGGCTTATCTGGATATGCTGGAGGGGCTAAAGACCGGCAAGGGAACCACCCAATTTATCCTGGTGCGCTCCAGCCCGGACGGGCGGCGGCTGTTTGACACCAACCTGACCGTAAGCGTGGAGGACTACAACATCGTGGAGGACGCCAAGAAGGGGCTGGACGTGTCGGTGGACGTGAACTTGAAGCAGTGGCGGCCCTACGGGACCAAGACCGCCACCGTAGAACCGCCCGCTGAACCCAGCCAGCCCCCTACGGTGACTGTGGAGCAGGAGCGGGAGGCCAGCACGGCCCCCGCCGCCAAGACCTACACCGTGAAAAAGGGCGACAGCCTGTGGGCCATCGCCGCCAAGTATTACGGGAAGGGGTCTGACTATACCAAAATCGCCAGCGCGAACACGGACAAAATCAGCAACCCTAATCTGATCTATCCGGGGCAGGTGCTGACGCTGCCATGACCTATGAGCTGATGATCCAGCACAAGGGCAGCGTCATGCTGCCGCCCACCGTCGAAGGCGTGACTATTGAATGGGAGCGCAAGGGCCAGCCGGGCAAGCTGGTGGCCGATGTGGTCAAGACGCCCGGTCTTAGCTTTCAAGAGGGGGACCCCTGCCGTTTTTCCGTGGACGGCGCCCCCGTCTTTTACGGCTTTATCTTCGACAAAGCCCGCAAGGGCAGCAACCCCAACGTGATCACCATCACCGTGTATGACCAGCTGTACTACCTGAAGAACAAGGACACCTATGTCTACGAGAACAAAACCGCCGACGCCGTGATCCGCATGATCGCGGGCGACTTCCAGCTGAACGTGGGCAGCCTGGAGGGGACCGGCTTTTCTATCGCCAGCCGGGTGGAGGACAACAAGACCCTCTTTGACATCATCCAGACGGCCCTCGACGAAACCCTAAAGGCCACCGGCCAGATGTTCGTCCTCTATGACGACGTGGGCAAGCTGACCCTCAAAGGGCTGGGCAGCATGAAGATCAACATGGTGGTGGACGACTCCGCCGCCGGGGACTACGACTACAAAAGCTCTATTTCCTCCGGGACCTACGACAAGATCAAGCTGTCCTATGAGAACAAGGAAACCGGCAAGCGGGAAATCTACATCGCCCAGGACGGGGCCAACATCAACCAGTGGGGCGTCCTCCAGTATTACGAGAAGATCGACAGCACGGCCAACGCCAAGTCTATGGCCGACGCTCTGCTGGACCTCTACAACACCAAGACCCGGACCCTCAAGCTCCAGAACGTGCTGGGGGATATTCGGGTGCGGGGTGGGACGCTGCTGATCGTTACCCTGGGCCTGGGGGACATCAACCTGTCCAGCTACCTGATGGTGGAACAGGTCAAGCATACCTTCAGCAACGAGCAACACCTGATGGACATGAAGATGCGGGGTGGTACGTTTGTCGCTTGATATTAACGAGCTGGTGCGCCTGGTAAAACAGGCCGCCGTGGAGGCCGTGCGGGCTGACGCCCCTATGGCCGTCTGTTATGGCACGGTCCTCTCCCCGTCCCCCCTAAAAATCCAGGTGGACCAAAAGAAGATTTTGGGAACGGCCCAGCTGATCCTAACCGACGCCGTGCGGGACTACAACGTGGAAATGTCCACCATTGAGGGAACCGGCAAAAGCCTGGGGCCGCACTACACCGAGAACGAAAGCGGCGGCAGCGGGGACGCCGCCTTTGCGGCCCACAAGCACCGATACCAGGGCCGGAAAAAGTGGCGGGTACACAACGCCTTGAAGAAGGGCGAGAAGGTGATCCTGCTCCGCTGCGACGGCGGACAGAAGTATGTGGTCCTGGACAGATGGGAGGCGAGGGAGTAATGGGCCTGTTACCGACTACCGGGGACGACCTGGACCTGGTGCGCTTTCAAATAGCGACCCAGCCGGGGTATACCCACAAGCTGGACATTGACCAGCAGCGGGTACGGGGGACCACCGACGAGCGCGACGCCGTGCTGCAGGCGGTCTACTTGATTTTGAACGTGGAGCGGTACGCCTACCCCATCTATTCCCGCAACTACGGGTCCGAGCTGTCCGACCTGATCGGCAAGCCCAAGGACTACGCCATGAGCGAGATGAAGCGCCGGATCACCGAGGCGCTGCTCCAGGACGACAGAATTACCAGCCTCAGCGACTGGGAGTTTGAACCGGGCCGAAAGAGCGTCCGGGTCAGCTTCGTGGTGCATACCATCTACGGCGACATAGAGGCTTCCAAGGAGGTGGATATTTAGTGTTCGAGAATATGACCTATGAAGCCCTGGTAAAACGGGCGCTGGCCAGGGTGCCCCCCACGATGGACAAGCGGGAGGGGTCCATGGTATTCAATGGGGTGGCCCCCTCCATGGCGGAGCTGGCCCAGCTGTATATTGCCGCCGACTTCGTTTTCCAGGCCACCTATCTCCTGACCGCCCCCAGGGAATACCTGATCAAGCGGGCCTCTGACCGCAACATGACCCCGTATCCGGCCACCGCCGCCGTCTACCGGGCGGAGTTCAACCGGGAGGTGCCGGAGGGGACCCGCTTCTCTTGTGAGGACGTGAACTTTGTCGTCACTGGCCGCATGGACCCGGAGGATGACACCGAGACCGGGTTAAGCCACCGGGTCACCTGTGAAAAGGTGGGGGCGGCCACCAATCAGTACACCGGCCAACTTATCCCCGTGGAATACCTGGACGGCCTGACCCATGCGGAGCTGGTGGAGCTGCTGATCCCCGGCGACGACGAGGAGGAAACAGAGGCATTCCGGCAGCGGGTCCTTGACAGCTTCCAGTCCCAGGCGTTCGGCGGGAACCAGGCGGACTACCGGGAAAAGGTGCTGGCCATACCGGGCGTGAGCGCCGTCAAGGTCCACCCGGTATGGAATGAGGGCATACAGCCCGCCTCCCTGATCCCCAATGAGGAAGTGGCCGCTTGGTACAATGCCTCTGTGGGCGCGTTAGAGGCCCCTGTGGCGGCCTGGCTGACGGGGGTATATACGGCGGCCTCCCGCCGCTTGCTGACCGTTGGCGGGGCTGTCAGGCTGGTTATTATGGCCTCCAACGATACCGCACCGACTGAAACGCTGCTGGAGGAGGTACAGACCCGCATTGACCCCACCCAGAACGCCGGGGAGGGGCTGGGGCTTGCCCCCATCGGTCATGTGGTCCGGGTGGATGGCGTTACCCCGGAGCCGGTGAACATCACCCTCAATCTGACCTATGCCCCCGGCTGGAGCTGGGAGGCCGTCAAGAGCTATGTGGAGGGCGTAATCGACAACTATTTCGTGGAGCTGGCTAAGACCTGGGCCAGCTCTGATTTTTTGGTCGTCCGTATCTCCCAAATCGAAAGCCGCATCCTTGCCGGGTGCGCCACCATGATAACCGACATCGGCGGCACCAAAATCAACGGAGTGGAGAGCAACCTGGCGTTGGACGCGGACAGCGTTCCTGTGAGGGGTGAGGTCAGTGGATAGGAAACTGCTGGACTACCTTCCCCCGGTGCTTCGAGAGGTCATGGAGATGCAGGCCATCAACGAGGCCAACGAGCCGGAGATCGCCATAGCCTGGGACGCCATAACCCTGGTGCTGGCGAACCAATTCCTCGAAACCGCCGACGTTCGCGGGGTGTCCATCTGGGAGAAAGAGCTGAAGATATTCCCCAAGGACACCGACACCCTGGCGGGCCGTAAAGCCCGCATCAAGGCCATGTGGAATTTGGAGATACCCTACACGATCCCCTGGCTTAAAAACTGGCTGACGGGTATCTGTGGCCCGGAGGGGCACGAGGAAACCATAGCCGACTACACCATCAACATCCAACTCGACTATAACGTACTTCCCGACGCCGACAGCCTGGCGTCGGAAATCTTAAAAATGCTGCTGGCGGTGCGTCCCTCCAATATGCGGGTGATGCTGACCGCCTTTTTACAGTCCTACGGCACGATCTCTTTCGGGGCAGCTGCGGAAATGTCCCAGGCTATGGAAGTCTACCCCCGGATTGTACGAGGCATGAAAACCACCGGCGCATTGAGAAGCGGGGCCTATACGGAGCAGGCGAACCGCATCGACGTATGGCCCAAAATCGTGCGGGGCATGAGGAGCAGCGGCACCTCCATCATGGCGGGCGCTCTGGAGTATCATGCCATCCTGGAAATTTACCCAAAGGAGGGAATAGCAAATGCCCAGTGAGTTCGAGACCGTGATCACCGATCAGACGGAGTATGGGACGATAATCACCACCCAGGGGGCGGCTATCATCGCGGACTGTATTCTGAACGGGAAGAAGCTGCCCATCGTGGAGGCCGCCGCCGGTGACGGCGGGGGCGAGGCCACAACGCCCACCCCCGGCCAGACCGCCCTCGTCAACGAGCGGTGGCGGGGAGAGATCGCCGGGAAGTCGCTCAGTCCCACCACCCCCAACATGATCGACGTGAAGGTCGTCATTGAGGACAGCGTGGGCGGCTTCACCATCCGGGAAATGGGCCTCTACAGCGACACGGGGGTGCTGATCGCCGTATGCAATACCCCGGCCACCGAGAAGGTGTCTATCTCCGGCGGAGTATCCGGCAAGCTGACCATGCTCATGCACATTGTCGTGGCGGACGCCTCGGTGCTGGACTTCATCATCAACCCGTCGCTGGACACCGTGAACCGCCAGGAGCTGGAGGACGCCCTGGAGGCCCACAACGAGGACCCGGAAGCCCACCCGGATATTCGGGAGGACATTCAGATCAACGCCGAGGCAATCGTGGAGATCGGCAAGACCGCCAACGCTGCCAAGACGACGGCTGAGAAGGCCCTGGAGGCGGCGGAGGCCGCCGCCAAGGAAGTGTCTACCCTGACCCATACCATCAGCGTGGTGCCCTCTCAGAGCGGCAGCCTAACCTATAACGGGGCGGAGCAGTCCCCGGTGTGGAACAACTACAGCCCCGAAACGCTGGCCATCAGCGGCGATGTTAAAAAGACCGCCGCCGGGACCTATACGGCCATCTTCACGCCCAATGGGGAGTATGTGTGGTCTGATGGTACGAACACCCCCAAAGAGGTCACCTGGACCATCGGGCGGGCGGTGGTCAACCTGCCCACCCAGAACGGCAGCTTGACCTATACCGGGGCGGCCCAGTCCCCCACCTGGAGCGGCTACGACAGCGCCAAGATGACCCTGGGCGGAGTTACCAGCGGGACCGACGTGGGGAGCTATTCCGCTACGTTCACGCCGAAGGGGAACTATCAGTGGGCGGACGGCAGCACGGCGGCCCGGACGGTGCCCTGGAGCATCGGCAAGGCTACCGTAGCCCCTCCCCAGCAGAGCGGCAACCTGACCTATACCGGCAGCGCCCAGACCCCCGTGTGGAGCGGCTACGACGCCGCCAAGCTGACCATGGGCGGCACGACCTCCGGCACCAATGCCGGGACCTATACGGCCACCTTCACCCCGACTGGCAACTATGCGTGGGCGGATGGCAGCACCGGGGCCAAGAGCGTGACCTGGACCATCAGCAAGGCGGCGGGCAGCCTGACCCTCAGCAAGAGCAGCCTGACGCTGAACGCCGCCACCCTGTCCGCCACGTTCACCGTGACCCGGCTGGGGGATGGAGCCATCAACGTGACCTCCAGCGCCACCAACGTGGCCACCGTGACCCTGTCCGGGAACACCGTCACCGTGACGGCCAAGGGCAAGGGAAGCGCCACCATCACCGTGTCCGTGGGAGCCGGGACCAACCACACCGCTCCCGCCAACAAGACGTGCAGCGTGACTGTGACGCTCCCCACGACTACGCTGAAGGACAACAGCTGGGCGACTGTCCGGCAGGCGTCTGATGCGGGCAACGGGGCCAACTACTGGGCTGTGGGCGATACCAAGCCCGTGACCATCAACGGCAAGGTGGGGAACTTCACGTTCTCCAACTTCACCGTGGACGCCTTTATCCTGGGCTTCAACCACAACGCCAGCCGGGAGGGGTCCAATCGCATTCACTTCCAGATCGGCAAGGTGGGCGGCAAGCTGGTGGGCCTGTGTGACAGCCAGTACAACAACGAGCAGACGTCGGCAGGCTACTTCAACATGAACACCAGCCGGAGCAACAGCGGCGGGTGGAACAACAGCAATATGCGGAAGAACATCCTGGGCAATACCGGGACCCCCACCAGCCCCCCGGCCAATACGCTCCTGGCGGCCCTGCCCTCCGATTTGCGGAGCAACATGAAAGCCACGACCAAGTACACCGATAATACGGCCAACGGATCGACGGCAGCGGGGAATGTCACGGCCACCACGGACTATCTTTTCCTTCTGGCGGAGTTTGAATACTTCGGGGCCAGGTATTACGCCAACGAGGCAGAGAAGAACTACCAGCTCCAGTATGACTACTACAAGGCCGGGAACAGCAGGGTCCATTATAAGCACAACGCTACAGGAACGGCGGTGTGGGCGTGGTCGCGCTCGCCCTACTCCAGCACCGGCTACTCTTTCTGTAGTGTCAACTACACCGGCACCTACACCAGCTACACTGCCTCCTGGTCGGCGGCGGTGGCCCCCGGCTTTTCCGTCTAATCCTCCGCAGAGTATCCCGGCCTGATCCGCCCGCGAAAGCGGGCGGCCCATCGGTAGAAGGGATGGGCCGAGAGGGCGAAAAAAAATAATGTCGGGCGCGAAGCGCCCGACGCGATTTTTGAAATTTTGGCCTCTTTCCAATTCTCTCTATCGAAAAGCGATATTTTGCAACGGCCCCGGTTATAGGACCGGGGCCGCCGTCTTTGAGACCGAGGCGCTTTGTGCTATAATCGGCCCCAGCAGCGCCAGGAAAAAGAGGTGAAACTATGTCGGTCCTAAAGCAAAAGCGGACCACCAGCAAAGCCGAGTTCATTAACACGGCAGCGCAAATCTACGTGGAAACGCTCAATTTTCTATCCAGGCTTTCGGCCCGGTATTCCCGCCTGGTGGCGGAGCCGGTTGCCAAGCTGGCCGGTGAAGTGCTGGACCA